TTATAATAGTGTTGCGGAATTAAGGTTATACTTTTCATCAATAAGAAAGACATCCTCACCGGATTTCTCGGCGGTGTTCATCTCCTCCTCACGCTCCAGATCAAGCATCTTTATCTTAAGGTCTAGTTCTTCCTGAGTACCTTTTTGTATTATGGCCATACGGTTTGAAAGATTATTTTTTTCAGCGTCTAGGGCAAATTTGATTTTAGCATCAGAGATTTCCTTTTCCATCTTTTCAGCAAGGTTATTTCTAGTAGCGCTTTCCTCCTCACTGTTACCTCTGATTGCTGCGATTTGCCTGCTATAATTCAGGCTGATGGATTTAATCTGTTTTTCAAGTCCTTCATCCATCAATGCCAGTTCGCTTTGCTGATATTTCTCTTTTATGGCTAACCTTTCTTTCTCAGCTTTTTCAAGGGCTTTCTTCTCCTCGTCTGTCAGTCGGGTGGTGCCGATAGTTACATCAGTGGAATTTGATATTTTCCTGATATCCGCAATCTGTTTTTCCAAAGAAGTCACTTTAGTTACTTTATCCAGATATTCATTCCAGGTTTTTGTCTGTTCCTCGCTGAATTCGGCATTTGTCTTTTCCAGTCCAAACGCCTGTTTGAAGAATGAAGCATCTCCCATATCTTTCCATAATTGCTGGTTCTCATTATAGAATTTATTCCTTAAGGACTGTTGCTTTGATAACTCCTGCTCCAAAATGGCAATTCTTTCATTTTTGGCTTTTTCCAATGCTGTCGTTTCGTCATTCCCGGCCTTCAGATATTCATCTTTCAAACGGTTTATGGCAATAATCTCAGATTTTATGGATTCCTCCGCATAAGGGGATGCTGCTCTCTTGGCTGTTTCAACTTGCTTATCCGCAAGTTGTTCCGCGTTCATTAGCCATTCATTTATTTTGCGTATGCCATTTGTTGCCATGTCGATAAAATCCTTCATGGCTCCGGTATTGTCCATTATAGTCAGCATCAAAGATTCCCAGGCTGATGATAAGTTATACAATGCGCCTTGTACATTGTTTCCCATAGTATCGGCCATTTTATTCAAGTCATCTTCCACTCCTGTAATCTGGTCACGGAGAGGAACGATCTTGTCTGATGCGGTCAGAAAGGCGTTAAAAGCTGCCACACTTCGTTTATCGGTCATTTCCAGTGTGGAATTCAGATCAATCCCTTGTTCTTTTAATCTTTTCAATCCGTCAACCAATTCCGGTAATGTCTTAACCGGTCCACCAAGAGCTTGTGCTAATTTACCACTGCCATCAGCTAAATTCAGTAATATATTCCGGGTGGCTGTAGCCGACATGGAAGCATCAAATCCTGCGTCTGCCAGTTTGCCCAATAAGGCCAATGTGTCTTCTATTGTGAAGTTGAAGGCCTTGGCAACAGGTCCGACGATGGGCATTGCTGTCTGAAGGTAGGAAAAGGAAAGGGCGCTCTTGGTTGTTGCGACAGCCATTGCGGATACGTACCGTTCCGTTTCTTCCGTATCAGCCCCGAACATACGTAGAGCCGCACCAGCCAAAGCAGCAGCTTCCGGCAATTCAGCACCAGTAGCCTGGGCAAATTTCAGCACTCCTTCGGTCATATCAAGTATCTCTGTCTTGGAAAAGCCTAATTTGGATAATTCTATTTGCAGGTTGGTCGCTTCTGAGGCGGTGTATTTTGTCGCCTCTCCCAAACGCCTAGCATCTGCTGTCAAGTCTTTTATCTCTCCTTTGGTCGTACCCAATATGGCAGCGAGCTTACTGTTTGCCGCTTCAAAATCAATAGCTGTATTAACTCCTTGTCTGATAGCTCCTGTCAGCTTTTGAATTCCTGCAATAACCGCTTGAGCACCTAGCATTCCTTTGATCATACTGCCGACACCGATTGTTACTTGGCTTATTCCGCTGTTGAAGCTTGTTTTCAACAGATTGCCCGTACTTTTAGCAATGATTCCCATGTTCTTCATGGCGGAATTACCTCGTTGAATCTCCATCCATGCACGTTTTATGGATTCGGTATAATCACCAACAGTCATTTTCTGCTGGGTGTACCGGTCAGAATTACGCTTCACATAATCAGTATTAACCCCGATGGTGGAGTTTAGACGTCCGATAGTCTGGATATATTCCTCATCCGTGTCCCGTACAAGTTTCACAGCCTTGCGCAACAGCCTGTTCATGTCGTTAGCTTCCTGAATGCTATGGATTTCCTTGTAAGTGGCGGCAATGGCATCAGTTATAATCTTTTGACGCTCCTGTTCTGTTACGTTGGCAGATTTTTTAGCCGTATTCGAGGCTCTTTGAGCCTTTTCAACTGTAGCCTCTGCTTTGGCCAGTTTCTCCAATGATTCGGCATTTTTTTTGCTGGCATCGGTAAGCTTCTTCATCTGTGTGGCTGATAAGTTGCCACTCTTGATTTGTTCATCGAGGCTTTTGGCAACTCTCTCAGCCAATTCAGATTGTTTTTTTAATGCTGCATTCAAATCATTGGTCGCACCGTCAGCTTTTTTAGCCTGGGTTATAATGACAGCGTTTAGCTTGTCCAAGTCACCGACAACTTCGACATTCATTTTTAATCCTTTAGCCAGTTCCTTGGCTGCGTCGCCGTAAATAGACTTTACTTTCTCTATTTCCTGACCAAGCTGTTTTACCTGTTCTATTTCTTTCTCATCAACAAGATCGGTTATCTTTAATTCTGCCATAATTACAAATAATGTCTGTATTCTACAATCGTGCCTTTTATCTCTGTGCCCAGTCGGTCAAATGAGTAACTGCCGTCAGCTTTCAAGTAGATGACATAAATACATTCGTCCAGCATGGCCGCTTTACGGGCGAGTTCACTTACACGTTCAAGTTCACTCATTTCTTTTTTTATCTTACAACCGCATGACATGATAATATTATTTATATCCACATTCTTTGAAAAAATTCTCAATCCATGGTCTGAGGTGCATTATGATGAAGTATTCCTTTGCGGAAGAGCCTAAAGCGAATATATTGTCACCATATTTCTTTTGGATATCGGGACCGTCTATAAATCCTTCCGTAAATACGCTCATACTCCTGTTCAATCTTTCCAACCTGATGCTGTCATAGAAAGTACCGGTAATGAAAAGGTTGGGAATCTCAGAAGGGCGCGGGGGCAGGTTTAACAGAAAACTGACTACCGGAGGTGTGATTTTTTCTTTCCATCGCTTGTACTTTTCAGGCTTATTCTGCCAGGGACCCGGCTCATTGAAATAAGGATCGTTGTCATAAGTAGGGCTCAGACATCTGTCTGTTCCGTCCATACCGCTATATAACTGTTCCTGAATACAGTCTCTGATAATGCTCTTGTTTGTATCCATGCAGTTCAGACATTCCTCTTCAAGTCCGGCGGCTATGGCATTGATTGTTTTTGATACTTCATATATGTTTGCCATAAATTAAAGATAAGGCCGGACAATGACGTCCGGCCGGGTTGTCAATCTTCTTTCGTAGCTTCCTTCCCCACAATCTTATCGTAGGTGTCAGAGAGCATCTTTTTGCGTGATGCCTCTTTGCGGTCTTGCCATAATACTTTAATGTGTCTTTCAATGAACTCTTCCTTTGTCATGGATTTTACAGCGTTCTCTACAAATGTCACTCCTTCGATTTTCATACCTGCTCGATATATTTGATATTGTTTTCAAATAGGATGGAAGGTGCCTTTAGAGATGGAGTTCCGGAATCTTTCGGAGTAATGGTCAGCACACCGTCAGCGTAAGTAGCGGTTGTTGCATTATCCAGCACTTCAGCGGCTTTGTCTGCTATGAGTTGTCCGAATTCAGGAGTACGGTCATAAGCACCAATCTTTTCAATAATTTTGTATTTATTGCTGGTCATGCTGACAAGTTCCACACCGATCAGCCCTCTGAGGGAATACTTGGGATCGAATCCTAATTGGATGAAGTCGAAATTCAGCAGGCTGTCTTCAATATCCATGTGGCAGAAACTTATTGTCATTGTTGATTTGGCGCCACTTGCCGGGTATTGGGTTACAGTTGGATAAACAGTGGACATCGGAATACCTGCAAGTAAGTCTGTACCGTCATTATACCCGATAAGCATATAGTCCTTGTTCCAGAAATAGACGTCCCATTCCCTGTTTGTTGCTTTCAATAGTTGTGCGTTCAGCACTTCATCAAAGCCTGCCAGAGTGAATGTATCCGTTTGTGCATTGAGTCCGTTAAACTGGTTGGGACCATATCCGACCGCGCTTATCTGGGCCTCTCCGCCGTTTTTTGCATATTCGAAAAACGGGGAGATTGGATAAATCCGGCCGGGGCGGTCCGCATGGCACATCTCTGCCAATTTTTCTGCTGTAACATCATCAGGAAGTTTTGTTCCCGGTTCGACCAAAATCGCTCCTTTAACTTTTGACCAGTCAATCTTACAAGCCGAACTACCCGAATTAATATGGGTTCCGGCACAAGTTCTAATCTTTTTCATTATCTTCTACAATTGGGATTATTAATAGTTATTTCCATCGAGCTGATATCAATGGCATCAATAGGATCGCTCACTTCCTGTCCGGTGGCTGTCATTGCACCGTATCTGCCATAAGAATAGTTCTCGGAATAAACATGCCTTACTTTGTCATCCGCTCCCCAGTCAAACCGGTTGTCTTCGAGTAATACATCAAGTAACCTTCCATAAATCGGGCGCAAGATATTCTTGAAAGAGTTTACCTCGCGTTCCTCGTTTGTCCAATCTTTGGTTGACGGGCAGGCGATAACTAATGAAACCTTTGACTTTGAATAGTAATGCCGGCTGTCACGTTTCTCACTTATCGGACAAAATAAAGCGACAAGAGGAAACTTCAAAGGCAACTGCCGCTCAGACTGACTGTATACATCAAGAGTATCCTTGATATATTGACTGTTCCCGAAGATATAGTTCAATGGTGGATTATCCACCTCCTGAAACCCTCCGTTGCCGTCAGGACATAGAATCTTAAGATTCTGGGAAGCCTTGGAAACTACATCACGAAAGATATCCACTATATCCATTGTCATAGGTTAAAGCTGTTTATTGGAGTTAACAGATTCTTGTTGACGTTCACTTTGAACGGGCATTCATCGGAAGAAGCCCAACAAACGAATTGTTTGTTTCTTTCAACCATTGTATTCCATGTGCTTACCTGACGTTGGAGCGGGGAAACATGCTTGTTGGATGATTTCAACTGTATAAGTCCGGTAACAGTCGCATCTGTATTCATGTCACGTAAAATATGATAGAATACATAATCGGCAAAAGATTCACGTAACTGCCTGCACACATATTCATAAGGAGAAACAGTATCATTCTTTGTTTTTGGGGATTCATTTTCAATCATCTCAAGATAATCCGTAATCTGACCGGCAAGCGTGAATCCGACAACATCATTCAGGAATTTCCGTTGAAAAGAACGGATATACCCGTAAATGACATTGTTGGCGGAAAGTCCTTCAGCGGTCGGCATTTTGGCAGTAGTGGCGTTTCTTATCTGCCGGGGGCCGGATATGAAATATGATACATCAACAAGCATAGACATGACTACTTCTTTTTAGTTGTTTTCTTTCCGCTGGTGTTCACAGATGGATTGACATTATCCATATCTATGGACATGGAATCATCTTCTGGCAGATTATTGCTGTCGGTGATATTCAGTGTCTTACTGTCTTTCATATCGACTTCCTTTTCATCCGTTTCAGGCATGCTGCCGCTGGCTTCCATCTCGGTCATACGTGCTCTCAGGGAATCTCGTTCACTGGTAAGTGATTCTATCTGCCCATCTTTCTGGGCCAATGTATCTGTCAGTTCTTTGACTTGGGCTTCAATGGCTTTTAACGCATAGTCCTCATGGACCAGCGTACCGGAGATAGGAGTGATTTTTATCAGCCCTCTACCTATACGGATACGCTGCTCACGAAGCACACGCCCGAGTTCCTTTTCGTCACCTTCAAGTATGTACTTCATATTCTTTATGCGGATTTAGTGATTGCTTCCAATACATCGTCCAGATCACCATAAGCGAATGCCCAGGGCATGTAGACAGGCATCATCAGTTCTTCCTGAATCATGACTGTGGTCATGTTTTTCAGTTTGGTGTTGACATCATCTGCGAATTCGATTGCCAGAGTGGTGTAGTCTATCAGAGAACAACCGTTCAAAAGGTCACCGGCAAAGTATTTGCCGACACCGATGGCGTTACATTCGATAACAGGTACGTTGCCGATATATTTACGACCGTTCACTTCGGTAATTAACTCAAGATTTCTGCCGGTTGTATCCTTGGCGGTGGAAATAGTGAAGACTGTGGACGGATGCAGAACCAAGGCATTAGGTGAATACTGGCCAAAATTAAGTACGGCGAAGATAGCGTTCACGACATCCTTCATGTTCGGGTCCTCCACAGAACCGAACATACCGCTTTTAATGGCTCCGGACATTTTGGCTACTGAAGTTTCGGTTCCCTTATAGTCAAAATCAATAGCGAATTTACGGTCATTGATTTTATGAATATCGAAAGTATCGTTCAAGCCTGTCTCTACTGTCGCACCTGACAGGGTCACCTTCATCTTGTCAATAATCTTGTCATTGGCTGCGGCTAGAGTTATGATTGTCTGGCCGTTTGCAGCCTCGAGTGACTCAATGGCACCGGCAGAGATGGTAACATAATTACCGGCAATGAATTTGGAAACACAATCCACGCCTTCATAACGGGTGATACCTTTCAGATTGTCCCCGGTACCGTCACCGAACATAATCTGATAGTTCTCGGAGAATTTGACCCATAAAGGCAGACGGTTGAGGATGAATGATACTACATACTGCTTTGCCTTCAACAAACGTTTTGACAGATTCATGTGGGTACCGATACGTTTTACATTCGTGAACTCTTCCTTGAATTTCAATGATGATTCAGCCAACATACCGTTTTCTGCTACAACCATGACATTGCGGTCAAAATCATAGACCTGTTCGTATGAGATGGACAGTGCGGATGGATCACCCTGTTCAACCATCATCAGATCACGGAGATTCAGTTTCTGTTCGTTGACTGCGGTGACAACACGTCCTGTCGAGCGGTTGTTGCTTCTTGGCGTATTGGAACTTTCGGTGATGGATACGATGCCTTTTAAATCAAGATTCATGGAACCGGATGTCTTGGTGCGGTTCGCAAAATAATCCTGGCATGCAGGACTGTCAAGAAATTCACCAACAGCTTTCTCCACTTCATTGACGGAAGTCATATGACCGCCTTTTTCCTTGATCTTGTCGAAAGCCTCCGCCAGAGCTGTCACCTTTTCAGCCTGTTCATCATAGGACTTTTTAATATCTTCAAAATTGGAAAGATGTTTCAACTGTTCTGTGATATTTTTGGAGATATCCTTGAACCTGTTCTCAATATCCTCCTTTGTCATCAGACCTTCGGCAAATTCATCACATACTTGTTTGCATTTCAACTGGATACTGCCCAAAAGAGATTTTTCCTCATCGGTCATGTCCTTTTCCTGTTTGGCGAAAGAAATCAGGGAGACAGGTGCTGCAACCAAAAGTCCGGTTACATGTTCCGGACCATTCAAGGCACATACTGTACAAACGACAGCCACAATGGCAAACATAATAAGGGATTGGTATTTCCCCACAATTTTTAAAAAAGTCTTCATTTCAAATTCGTTTTTGGGTTAAACATTAAATAAATTGACTCAATTTTGCAGCAAGCGAGAGATTCGTTTCGTGCTTCTCATTTCCCTTGTCATCAGCAGGCTGCCGGGTGTCATCTGACGGCGCGACAGCAGCTTCAGGTTTGGTATCTGCAATCTTGGAAATCATTGTTCTATATACACGGCTCCAGCAGTGAGGACAACGAACATAGCTTACGATATCCTCTATGCTTTTGCCTGTCAAGTCAACATCAAGGCTTTTATGGGCGTCAAGGACAGCTATAACCTGCTCACGGATTTCAGGTTTCAGTTTATCCATTTCGGTTCGGACAATATCCTCTACAATCCATCTCTGATACATGGCGGCAAGGTCAAGCACCTGATTGTTGAACGTGGTTTCAGCCTGTTGGTCATAGTCGAATGTATGACCGCATTCTGGACAGGTAACCATATTGCTGTTTCCTGTCAATGCCTTTTCGATAAGATCCAGTTTCATACTTAAATCATTTAACCGCTCATCCGAATATCTCATGTTCAGAGCTTTGTTTATCATTTCAAGAGATGATGTAAGCTTCGCGCGCTGTGTGTCAATACTGTCATCACTCTTTATATCCACAAGAAATGTCTGAGGGTTTGATCCCCATGCTTGTAAGGTGGAGGCTTCCCCAAGAAACCATTCTTTGACATGGGCCGGATCATTCACATCCCTGCGGACGGCTTTCACACCGATGGAATGCTCCAGTGTCTTGCCACATTCAGCATAAAGTTTGTAATCTTCAAATGTTTCCCGTCCGATCTGTTTGTTAAGGTTCATTTTGGATACGATAACCAGATTCATGTTATCTTCCCTCGCTTCAATAGGGCAACCTATAAGTTTTGTCTTGTCATGGTCCAGTAGATGTTTGCCACGTTTTAAGAAAAACTCGTTGATCGTTTTATTGAAAGAACCGCTATCAGAGATATCACCTTGCGTATCTTTAATACCGATACCATTAACGGCAATCGTAACAATGCCTTTCTGCTCATCAACATCATTCGCCTTCGTCTTCAACTGAAGGCTTCTCAACTCTTTGTCCATTGTCATTTGATTTTTTAGTTATACTTAAGATTTTCTTTACTCTCTCAAGCTCCTTGTCAGACATCTCGTACAGAAGTTTGTCAAACAGGGAGTTTTCAACTTTGCTTTCCCCGATACGGGCACGGTAATCATTCAGGGTGATGATACCATTCTGAAATTCGCCCATCGCACGTTCCGATATGATTTTAGAAACTTCCTCCTTTTCCTTCTGCCCTTCCTGAAGGCAGTCCACGTGACTGAAATCGACATCAATGTAATATCCGTCACGGTCATATCCCAACATACGTGTCAGTTCACTGGCGTAGCGCCTGGCTGCCGGGATTATCTTGGAGGTGTAGACTCCCTTCTCAGCGGATTTCTGATTATTGAATGTACTGTGGTCCTTGCGTGGTACAAGTTCCGGCGGAACACCAAATACACCGGCAATTATGATGGCATCATTCAATGTTTCTTCAAAAGGCTGTAATTCCTGAATGCTGAGGTTGGTGCGGATGAAATCCATAGGAACATCACTTAATCCATACGGAAACCTGCTGTTGTCAAGGCCGTAATTCTCGTTGAATTCCTCACGGAGATTTCTCTTTTCATCTTCGGTCATGGCAACTGTACCCGTTTCGTCCTTTTTTTCGGAAACGAATATTCCCAAGGCTCCACGTTTCATGTATATCACATTTCTAGCCTGATAAACAGGAATGAGATTGTCAATGGCCATCTTTACGGAATACAGCCGCGAATGACCTTTTATAAAGTTGTCATTTCTATAATCTGTGTTACCGTCCTGATCGTGATAAATGAAATTAGGATTGATCTGTTCAGCATAGTTCAGCCCGTACTGTAACAGGTAATAGTCAATTATATCTTCTTTCTCGGCATTACCGAATAAGGGGATATAGTTCTTCAATCGGATGGTAACCTTATCTGATGGAAGCACCCAATAATTTTTGCATTTTTTGTAAATTGGGGTCTTTAATGTTTGAAATGCTTCAGGTACAACGCATTTCAAATAGCTGTTACCGGTAGCATATTTATATACAAAATGTTGGTAGACAATCCCTTGAAATGAATTCAAACAATTAGGACGGTCTATCAGGTCATTGAACTGCTTGTTGTTCCATACGACCGAATCATCGGAAGCTTTTTTGAGCATGAACCTACCCCCAGCAATGCGGCTGGCAAGAAAGTCGATAGGGAAGAATATCTCACCGACGGTGTTGAAAAGAGTAAGGAAATTGGAATCAGCCACATATGGGCTGTATATGTCTTCGCTAAGTCTGAATCTTCTTTTTGACAGGGCGGAGAATATCTTGTCAACTTCCTGAGCTACAAGGCTGGAAATATCGGTGCTCTTCTTCTTTCCAAATATATTTTCTAAAATTGTCATATAGGAATCTGTTTCCGGCAAATGTAAAGAGAAGAAGCTTTCATTTTACAAAATACCTCAATCTTGAAAATAGGAGAGGGGAGGAAGTGATATGTAATAACTTGTATACAAGTTGATTATAACTTATTTTAGCTGGAACGCGATTTTATTATGTAGTGCCCCCAACCACTGAGAACCGTACTGGCTCCCTTATTTTCGCAATCAACGTTGTAGTCCATCAGGTTGGTTACAAAATTGCCGTATTCCCGTGATTCTTCAAATTTCTTGGGGGAAAGAAGAAGATTTTTCTTTATAAAGTCAGATGTGGCGGATATGCGTTTGTCTACATCGGAATATTCTTTTATCACTCTGATATCCGCCCCTTTCATCTCTTGTCTCAGCTCCTTTACCATCTGATAATAGACAGGAGAACATTCAAATATATGGGTCTTTGCTTCATGGCACATGATGGCCTTTTTTATCTCGTCAACGGATGATGTGTCTTTAAACATGGCATCTGTCAGATGCCATGTGTTGCCGCAACGGCGCGTATGTACAAGAAGGAATGTTCCAGCCACATTCGGCATTATATAAACCACGCTGTCTGTATAATTATGTACAGTATCCGGATTGAAGAAGTCGAGCATTCCTTTACCTGCGTATAAATTCCGTTTGCGCCGGTTGCTGAACTCGATAAAACTTTCGTGGCACAAGTCATGGACAATATATCGGAACGTGTCGGACAAATGCCCGTGTTCCTCATACGACTGCTTGGTAGTGGAGTTTTTCACTTTTGTTTTTAATATGCCACCATTGGAATCTTTCTGGACACTCATATAGTCCTCAAGAGATATCGTACAACTTTCGTCAATGCAGATTTCAATGCCGGGTATCTGGAAATCGAATATCGCATTGATGAACTCGCCTGTCATGGCAACGGACGGATTTCTGTCACCCACTTTGTCTTCTATGTCGAAACCTTCATTCTTTAATGTTTCGATGAACAAGTCCATCCAGGAGCGTTTCTCATCATCAAAAGTGTTGGCTGATTTGGTGGATGCATCGCCATGGACAAACAGCTTGTCGCAATACCTTATTGATTTCAGATATTTGGCGACCAGTTTGGATGATTTCCTCACTGTGTTATTCGGGGATTCGGCACATGTTTCATGGAACTGCCATATCTTTATGCCTGTAGTGAAATCCACTTGCCAGTAACTGATACTGATGAACGGCAGCACATTATTATCGACAGAAAGATGAACAGGCAGACTCGGATTATACGGGCGCTCTCCCGAATGCTGTCCTCTTTTGAACGAGCCGAAAAATTCACTGCCGGTACGTATGACTCCCCATTCGCCCAGTGCATAGACATTATAGTAGTCCGGATCGTTGATACGGTCTTTCTCGAAGTCGGCGACACACTGTTCATCGTAATAGCCGTATGTGCCGTCCGGAGATCCGACAACCCAGAAGTTATTCAGATAAGTGGACTGGATGAGGACAGTATCGCCCGGATGTTCCACAATCTCTTTCGTCCGGACATTCATAATCTGTTTGGGCTCATTCATTCTTAGTGACTTTACCGTTGTAAGTTCTTCAGGGATTCTCTTGCCACCCAAAGTTACTTCCATCGGGATATCATGCCATTTGTCCTTGTCGAATATCTCTTTCTTAATCCAGTGGGTAATTTTGATGGGGTTAAATGAACAGATTATTTGCTGGCCGTGCTTGCCACGCAGACGTTTCCTTATCTGTTTGAAATCTCCGTGTTCAAAATCAGAAAACTCTTCAAGAAACACACGCTTGTAATTCTCTAGTCCTTTGATCTTTTCGGAATCATCCAGACCGGAAAAAGTAATTTTAGCTCCATTGAACTTGCAGACTATGCGCCTTTCCTTAAAGTCAAAAAGATGATAGACATTCAAAGTCTTTGAAGCTTCCTTGAATGCTTCATATATGGAATCTTTCAGAGCTGCACCGACTTTTCTGAATACTTTAGTGTTCTCGGAATCCTGCAAGGTCATTATAAGGATAGCCTGAGCTATACTGAATGACTTGGCGGATGATGAACCGCCATACAGGATGATGAATCGTAATGAAGCATCCTGCAAATACTTCAAAAGATGAAAACAATTAGGATTGAGTTTCTTGTAATTTATAACCATATACTGTTCTATAAGTAGGTGATTCTCCTAGGGCAGATAAAGAAAAAGTGTTAGTGTGCTGTTCTATTTATCCGATTTGTCGTTTTCGTCAAAACCGATGCGCAGTTCACCGATCTTATCGCCGTCATTTTTTACATTGATGGTCTTTTCGGCATCCCATCCGTTCCATGCACCAAGAAGCCGGGCGGCTTCTGTCTTACCTGTGAACTCATAGGAAACTTCTCCTTTCTTGTTGGTTATCTTCTTCATTGCATTCCGGATACGTTTGGGCATTTGGTCGGGTCGCTTTAATTTTACTTTGCCTGTTGAAGAATCAAGTATATATAAGTCTTTGGGGTCAGCCATTACAATATCATAGAGAACCTTCTCAACCGCCTCACGTCTGACTGCGGAATCTTTGGCACGTTGTTCCTTAATTTGATTTATCCTTTGGGAGACCTTTGGGTTTGACAAGAGAAGGCTGGCTTCAGTCCATACACTTTCTGCCTTCATTTTGGAAGCATTGTAAGCCATGCGGTAGGCTTCGCTTGCATTGCCTTCGATATCTACATAATATTGGCAGAAATTTTCTTGTTTGAGTGTCAGTGGTCTGTCTTCTTTTGATGTCATATGGTTTTATATTTAAGCCTGCAAGAAAAAAAGATGGGGTTAAGACTTCTTTTCCTGCAGGTGGATTAAAACTTAAAAAGTAATTTCATTGGGCGCTATCCTTCCTCCGTCTTGGAATTTTGGGGCGTTTGGTTTCTCCGCCCGGCAAAAATCTTTCTGATTCCATTCTCTACGGAGGTGTAGGACAAAGGTACTAAGAAAATGTACCTGTCCACTACTTGTTCAGAATTGTCATGTTCACGGGTGGTCTCCACCAGTTCAATATCAATGCTTTTATACGATCCCACAATTTCTGCGAAGCTTTTTACGGTGATAGGTTGCATGTTCGCCACATTGACAAGGCGTTTGTGTGAGCCGTAGGCATAGATGAGTCCTTGTACCGCGTCATCAATGTATGTAAAGCAACGGATATTCCGGCCGTAGTTGTACAGTTTGACTTTTCCTCTATTGAGTAAAAACCAGAGAAGAGTTCTTTTACGTGGGAGGGAACCGTACACGTTATGAAGCCGGACGCCTGTCGCGTCTTTGCAATAGAATGAGGCGTACTGCTCGTTGAAGTATTTGGATATGCCATACATGGAGGTTGTGTTGCATGGATGGGCGGCAGACGAACTTGCGTATACCAATTTTACATGATATCTGTTGCAGGCATCAGCGACATTTATGAAAGTGTCAATGTTGTCTTTCCGGATTTGGGGGATGTTTCCATTGAATACGGAAGTCTGTGCGGCCAGGTGGAATACACAGTCTATATCTCCGTTTTTGAGGATGTCGCAAATGCTTGCGGCATCCTTGCCGTTTTTCCGGTCAATTCCGATCACTTCAACATCACGTCTTTTCAATTCCTGACAGAGGGCTTTGCCTATGAAGCCTTCGCTGCCAGTTACAATCATCTTCATCTTTAATCGTTTTAGAGTTAATAAATTGGGTTTTATGGGGTGGTTGTTCTATCACTCGGAAATAATCTTTTTCGCGCTGTCAATATTCCGATGGTTCAGATAGGACTGCCAGCATTCATTGCAGCGTGACCATTTGAAACCATTTTTCTTCAGTTGGTTACGTATGTCTGCATCCGGAATGGAAGGAAAGAACAGTTGCAGGCGGTTTTCTGAATAATTTTCAACCAGACTTACACCATTGATGGTGTATTCCTTATTCTCTGTCATTTTCATTTTTCTGGCTCTCTCAAGCTGTTCTTTGACCCGCCGGATATTAGATCCATTATTGGTAATGATATAACTGGGAAAACCTATTTCACCAAAACAGTCGGGAATGAAGAGTTGTGTTATCCCGTTTTCGGAATATCCTAACTCTTTCAGTTTATCATGTTTCTCAATTTCGGAGAGCTTCTTGGAGCGGAGAATCTTGTTGGTGGCTTTCATTGTTTCCTGTTTCTTTCCAAGGGTGGCCAGCTTTTCTTCCAGCCGTTCTACGGCATCGTCATCTCCCAAGTAAATTGAGGCATTATTTTCTGCCGCCTTGGCTTTCTGTTCAAAATATTCAGCTTTCTCGCTAAGCTTTACCGCTTTTCCCAGCGTATTCCATGAGCGGTCCAGAATTCGTCGATGAGTACTTTCTGAATGGTGCCCTATAAGTACGGGTTGTCCCATGGGGATGTTCTCCACTAACTTATGGCTTTGACTGTAAGCCTCCTTAGATTCTTTCATCGCTTTTTCTGCAAGTTCCCTGTACCTGCCAGTTTTCGCTTCTTGTCTTTCTTTTCTGTTCATAATTCAATGTTATTTGGTTTGACTATATGAAAAGGCCACGACTAATGCGCCGTGGTCTCGTTAAACAAATCCTGTTGTTTTTGGGGAACTATATCATCGAACAAGCCGGGAACACGCGGTTGCAGGGCTTCATACTCTTCCCGGAAAAACTCGGCTTTCGTGCGTCCCTTCTTCTTGCCTTTGCGGGTATGCACATCGAATGTATAAGGTGGAATGGGTATGGGGCTTTGTCTGATATCCTCAATCCATTTTTCTATATCGACATCCTTGCGGTCATAAATGAAGTTCTGCAAGTGGTCGGCATCACGATTCTTCCGGCATTCGCACAGCAGAAGAACAGCTTTGCTTACAAAGATACGCCCTTTGGGTTCTGTGGCTTTCTTGTTTACGACCTCGTGTCCCTGCCATAATGCTTCTATTTCTCCGGTCACGATTCCATAGCAATCCTCGGCGGAGATGGTGAACAAACGCTTCCATACATAATCCCTGTAACCACTGGTCCACAGTTCCAAAGCGAAAAAGCCTGCAACCGCTGCGTCAGCCCTTCTGATCGCTTTCTGCATTGCAGAAGATACTTCAAAAAAATCATAGCCTCCAACAGTTCTGATAGTCATAATTTTTAGTTTTTTGGTTTGACTTATTGTTTATTACATTAGTAAAGATAGTCGTAATTGACAAGTTTTGCAAACAGAATCTTCGCCATTTTATCGCCTTTTTCATCTGATTATCAGTATTTGAATTTACAGGTTATGTTATATTGCACGAGCTGCTTTGTCTTGTCCTTACCGTTGTTGGTTGCGCTCTTCAACAGGATGCTGTCACCAAAGTTTTTCTTGATGAAAAGAATGGACCGCCGTTCCTCTTCCTGATTGCGGATAGAGGCCAGCCCTCCTGCATTGACAAATGTATTTTTCTGCTCGAAGTTGTATCTGAGGTCTGTGAGTACACGCCGTTCCTTATACTTCATGTAACAACTTATCCAGAAATCTTCTTTGAGTCTCAGTTCCTCGTTCCACCAGGTATTTTTGTTATAGATAATTCCGTAACTGCATCCTGTTATCATCTTTGAAAGAGAAAGAAAGCTCGTTTCGTTATACATCACAGGTGATATCCGTGAGGTGAAGCCGAAAAGGTGGATATCCATAAGACTGGCCATTTCATGGAGTGAGAGGATAATCCGGGTAATCTTGTCTTTGTCTTTCACTCTTCCGGACTCGCCTTTCTCCGCATAAAGAGTTTTGCAGGCATGGACATCATCATCGAGCATGAACAGCTCCCCAAAATATCTTGCCATCCAATTACGTTTGGGGATAAGACCAATGATGTCATCGGGATGGGTGACAATCTCGCAATCCGGGTTAAATTCACGATACAGGTCTGCTTGGCTCTCGGCCACACAGACAATGGGATCATTCACCAGCTTTTTGGCGAACACTCTGTCATGCCTTTTATGGCTTGGAATTACTATTTTGCAAGGCATGGCGTACATCTTTTATATCAATGACATTCGATTTGCTTATCTTGCCGGTCTTGTAGGATTTCATGTGCTGCATATCCAACCGTTCACGGAGCCAGTTGCTGTCCACCTCATTACCGGAAATAATGATGAATAGTTCATGTTTCTCATCATATTTGGGAATGAGAGGATACAGGGCGTTGTCATCCGATATGGCGTTGAAACGATCCTTGAATTCATCCTTTTCCTTTTCTGGAGCGAACTCAATACCCCAGTCCTGTAACTCAGCCTTATCCCACTCGTTTTCCATAATATCCATATCATTCTCACCGAAACTTACATTATCTTTTGTGGCGTATTCACGAAGCTTGGCTACGGGTGTATCGTCTGGCAGCACCTTGCAGGGAAGTTCTTTATAGCCCAAATCCTTACAGGCACGTAAACGCAGGTTACCACAAACGACAATGTATCTGCCTTCTGATGGAAAAACGATAAGTTCACGGAGATCAAGCATCTCAGGAGAGTCGGAAATACTTTTTTTCATCGCTTCGAAGCGATAGTCCCGGAAGAAACGTGGGTTCTTCGGAAGCCCGGCGAGCTGGCCCTTGTTGAAGTCCAGCAGCTTTATAGAAATGTTTTTTGTCATAACTCACTATTTATCAACTACACTTAAAATCAACATCACTCAAGTCAGTCACAACACCTATTCATCCTTGTTGTCATTGAACTCTATCGTATCCTTGATCAGTTGCTCGATATTTGCGCATCCGATACGGCTTAGATAAGTTATGGTGGAAATGATGATACCTGCAGCGGCAATCTCCTGTTCTGAATAGCCGGGCAGATGCTTGCTGTGATATTTCGAAGCTTCAAGCAATTCTCTCCATTTAACAGAAATCAATAAGATAAAGGCACGCCTGGAGGTATAATTATTGATTTTACCTTTGCGCATTGCTGTTTCAAGGCATCTCTTCGCCAATTTATTCAATGTTATCATTGTTTGACAGGTAATTGTTAGGACTATATTAATATTCTCAAAGATCCTGTATGATCGGGCGACTCTCTTGGTCTGGGATGGGTTATTTTCATTTTTATTTAGTTTTGAGAGTTATTTTATCACATCTGTTAATCGGTATTTTTACTTCTTTCCCATACCACGAACACCAATAATATGGCTGAAATAAATTGGGTGAATGCGTGCAATATTTACATCTTTCACACAGGTGGATTCTATTCATTTTTATATCGTTTTGAATTATTTTTTTATAACTACCGCCATTGTACTAATGGATGTGCCACTCTCTTTAAACTCCCCTGCGCTGATTTCAAACACTTCTCCATGTACTTCTTTCAGCCAGTTGCGGAAATCAATACATTTTTTTTCCGAAGCGAATTTCCAGTGTTGGCTGGTTATTGCTGCAAGGGTTCCACCTTGTTCTAATCGATCATACATAAGCTTTATATGATTTATATCCTGATTACCGGAAAACGGAGGATTTGCAATTATCTTAGTATAACTACTACCTACACTGTCTTTGGTAAAGTCTTCATCAAGCAATATTACGTTGCTAAGGGTATGCAAAAACTCTCTGTTTTCCGGCATCAGTTCATAGCATTCCACTGTTACAGAAGGACAAGCTCGATGAATGGCTTTAATGAGAGCACCGCGGCCGGCACTCGGTTCCAGTACCGTATCATTTTCATGTATTCCGCCGGCAAGCATAACCAGCCAGTCCGCCACCTCAGCCGGCGTTTCAAAAAACTGGTATTCCTGCTGAAGATTACAGCGCTTCCCTTCTTTAAGAATTGAGAACACCCTCTCCGGATTGAACGGGAATGTAAACCCTTGAGCCTTTCCACCCTGCCAAGATCCGCCGGCTTCTTCAATCCATTTCTTAGCCTCGGCATACGATTTCTTATTGAACTGCACATTGGGAAGTTTCAACAAACCGTTCTCCAAGGTACAATGCCGCAGTATCTCTTCAACGCTCCAGTTCTTCCCACTGTCAGCTGTACCTTTCTTGCTTTCTTTATTCTCCTCAATGCCTAACAGTCTGTGTAATGATTTTTGTACACCGATAGCAATGGAGGCATTGACTGACATCCACTCCAGTATGGCTGTCAGAAACTCGGTGTCTACATGTCCAGTCTCGTCATAAATGGTTTCCTTGTCAATCAGGGTCGGAAGCTGCTTAAATGGTTCAAGGCTACCATGTAACGTTTCGATTAAAATCTCTTTTTTGCTCGTCATAACTCTTTTGTAAATAAATTCTTGTTGTGTCTACACTCCCATGACCTAAAAGGTCAGCCAGTTGAATAACATCTTTGTTTTTTTTCAGGAACATTTTAGCGAAAAAATGACGAAAGGCGTGTGCGTGCATCTTCCTTGAATCAATACCGCAATGTTTTCCCCATGCTTTCAAGTGCTGGGAAAAGCCCCGCTGTGTGATCGGACCGAATCTCCCTACCGCAAAAATCCCGGTTTTACCATGTTCCTTAGCATAAGCCTTCGCTTCTTGCTGTAACTGTTTTTGAAAGAAAAATCGACGGTACTTGTTACCCTTCCCTCTTAGTGTTACCTCCCCGGATATAATGTCTTCCCACGTGAACTGCTGGAATTCTGACAGACGGGCACCCGTTGTACCCAATACTTTGATAAAAAAGTAGTAATCCTTGTTGGATTTCGTTTTCAGAAAATCCAGTAGGCGGTTGTACTCCTCTTCTGTCGGGACATTGTTTACATCGAGCTTGCGCTTCATCTTAGGTCGCTTAAGCTCTATCGGTTTTTTTAGCCATTTAGAAAATTTTTCCAAAGCGGTGATACGTAGACGGATAGTCTGTGGGGATAATGATTTTTCTTCTAAAGTCCGTATAAACCGCTTGCAGTTTTCCATATTGATCTCATTCACATATTCAAAGTATTGCTTCAAGGATGTATAATAAATATCCACTGTATGTGGCGAATAATCATTGTTGTCGGTCAACCACACTATAAAATCATTCAACAGTTTTCTATTCTTCTCCGAAATGGCATCAAGTCTTTCTAACGTCTTTATTTTCTGCTCTCGGCGGTTATATCCGATTTTAAGGTGATGTAATAAATCACAAATGGCTTCACTCATCAATGGATAACGTGCCCCAATATTGGCATTTTCACGCTTATAAGCCAGATAGCTACGACGATTGACATCTTCGGCACTTTCAAGAAAATCCGTTACATATTTGATATATTTACCGATGGTATCATAAGTCCTTCTTGTTGTATATAAGTAGGAAATATAATCAGTTAATATCTTCTGTCTGTCACTATTCATGGTTATTTATTGATTTGTTATGAGTAATACACTATTCCTTTATTCTCTACAGTCTTTTTCAGGACACAAACATAATGATCGAAAAAACGACACAGATATTCATTTAATTCTGGCTTTATAACAGACTCGTATTTCTCAAAATCATGCAGTATCTTTTCTGCTACCATATAATCTATCGCACCTTCACAATCAGATGTTTGCAAAAATTCAATGAATGGCTTACCTATGAAGTTGTTTACGTTATTCCAAACGTACTTTACATCATGTTTCAAAACCACATGTGATATTATATCTCTGAAAGTAGAATATTTTGAATAAAAAATATCACAGTCGGAATATAAAACATCAGCTTTATAGCAGCCTTCCTCAACCGTAGGTATATGGTTTATCGGTTCCATTCCGTGCGCTTGATAAACATACCACCCATTCCCGGTATTATCATATTCCTCTCTTGATATTTTATCGCCCAATTTTAAGGCATAAATACTTAATCCCATATTAGCTCCTTTCTTTCTTGGAATCAATATATGTCTCTCGCTTCATCGAATTGGAATACGGTTCTTTTCATTCTTCTAATTTTTGAAAAATAACTGGCCGCAACTCTTGACATATAACTAAACGGCTCCAATACATTACCTTTCCTTTCCGCAATGGTACATAATGTTTCCTCATATATGTAACTCCATACCTCTTCCAGCATTTGTGGCCTGTTTGTGAATTTACGTTTTACGATATAGGCGCATATACGTTTTTTGTACTTACTTAACTCCAATGCTATATCCGTAATGTCTTCGGTATCGTAATACAATTTCACTTTTTGAAGCCAATCCAGCGCATTCAAATTACATTGAACAACCTCTTTACTTGTCATTTGGGGCTTTATCTTGGAGCGTGCAAGTTCGAGAAAATCATATCTTGTTTTCAATTCTATCCTGCCATTGAGTGATACAACCCATACTCTGCCCAACTTGTTGGGATTGATATGGTGGGATACAGCATACATCAGCCGGTTGACACAAATAGCACGTTGTTTTTTTGTATCGTCATCATATAGAAGATATCTGCCATTAACAGGCTTTATTATCCTACATGTAGTTTTATTTCTTACGCGTTCTCCGTTTGTTTCATATTTAGAATATCCTTCTATATCAATCCATTGTTTGGGGGTGTTCTGCATATTGTAAGTTTTCATATTTTTCTTATTTTGAATTTCTTGTTTATTTCCTTTTCTGCCGCCTTGACTCCTTTCTTAAATCCCTCCACAAAGCTGTCAAAACAAGCTCTATGGATTTCTAAAGTACATCTTCGCATAAGTGGACAAATCGAACATTTTTGGCTAAGTCCGGCTGACTTCTTGGCTATTTTCGTTACGTTTTTCATTGGATTTTTAAATTAATTATTACGATTTCTTTCCGCTGCGACTTCACTCATACACATCTTGCACCAGGAGGTGAGACATCGGTATTCCTTATCCCCATATCTGACAGTCCTGTTATAGAACCGGTGGAGCGGAAGGGAACGTCCGCAATGCGGACAAACCTTTCTTCCTGCTTCCGTACCGGCAACCGTCTTGGCTTTACGGTGTACAAGCGTACATCCTCTGCATTCATCCAGTCTGCCTTTGTATTTCCGGCATTTGTGCAGGGAGATGCGCCCGCATGGAGCGAATTTCTCGCAGTCGAATCTGGGTTCTGTGTGATAGATGTTCATGCAGTAAGTTTTTTGATCAGACTCATGTTCTTCTCCACCAGCCGGATAATGCAGTCATGATACTCCGATGTTCCGTTGCATACGGCTCTTGACTGTACTATCTGAAAAGATTTAAGATTCACTTCGATGGTTTCCACATGTTTTTCTCCGACTATGGCTGTCATGATCAGGCATTCACTGCGTCTGTAATACCTGTTGGCGTATACACAATGGTGCATGGCTTTGCCCTCCTTGTAGAACTGGGTTACGCTTTCAAGCGGACGGATGGTTATACCGTTGCCTTTGATTTCCATGCCGAAGAATCTTTCCATCCGGTTGTAGAATGATGCTATATCTTCCTTGAGCTGCTTTTCTTTTTGGATAGCCTTTATTCTGTCCCTTTCCCTTCTTTGCCTTGCCTCAATTTCATTTTTCTTTCTTAGTAATCTGTCGTGCTCGGCTTTTAAATTTTTGGGACATACGTATTTGGCGTTATGCAGATCCTTGTGGAAATAGGACAGCAGGCTTATATAGTCATTCCACATGCTTGCATCTCTGATTATATAACGGTTGCGGTTGCAGATGTTGAAGGACGGTTTATATCGGAGCTGGTAATAGCCCGTTTTGTACATGTGCTTTAACATATCCGTCTGTCCGGTCTTGATACATAATTCCGCATCATTGCCACCTTTCAGAAGGTCTCGTACAAGTTTTGAGGGGGGTACATCGGGGAACCGTTTCCCGATTCCCCGCTTTCTCAATTCCGGGATCAGTTTCTTTCTTGGATATATCCATCCCCATATCGCATATAGGTCTCCACGATAATTCCAGCTGTAACTGCCGTATTCACCCTTTATGCTCAGTGGTTCCGAATATATCCATCCGCTGCTTCCCATATTCATCGGTTTTGCCATGATGGTGCGTTTCCCCTCGACGGTGATCCATTCCTGAACCACTTCAAAGAAAGCATAGTGAATATAATCCTGTCTGCTGTTCAAATCAAAATTCCTTTTTCTGGCGTACTTGCAGCATAGTATATGTCTTATGATCTGGAACTCTCCGGCGGTCTGTAAGATGGACATGTACTTTTCTTCCTCGACTTTTCGTTTCCGGCTGACCTTTACGTCCAGTTTGTGGTGGCAGTACGGGCATTCGGTCGTATCACCGAGCAGGGTGGTTCCCAGCTCGCTATTGCTTGTGTCTATCCATGTTCCGCCGCACTCGGAACACCATAGCTCATCCTTGCACCTATATGCTTCGTGGGTGAATATATGTTCTTTCGCCCATTCTTTTTGTACTTCGGTAACGGCGGACAGTTTGCCGCTTAGTCTGGTTACACGTTTCTCAAGTTTCGTTCTCGGTTTCATGATTAGAACAGGCTCATTTGTTGGACATTATCATCCGCTTTCTTTCGGATGTTTTTCTTTCTGAGTGTCTGGTATTGTTCTTCCGCCAGCCGTGCGATTGCTCTGTCACGTGCCGCTTTCTTATCTTCTTCGGTGAGTTCCACAGGTTTGGAGGGGGATGATACGGACGCTTTCTCTCCGGCAGGCAGCCGGTTTATTTTGATATCGTCCTCATCATAGTAGTGCACCGCCATCCCGTAGACCTCCTCGTCTGAAATCGCTACGGCATTACCACGCTTCCTGGCTTCACCCATGATATAGCTACAGCATTCATCAATGTTTTTCTTCTCATTCGCATATTTGGGGGCGAACAGTGAATCTTCTTCCGCCCGTTTGTCCAGATAGGCTTTGATTGCCTGTTTGAAACTTTCATTACTTGCCATGGTCGTTAGTTGTTTGTCAAAAATGGAATCATGCTTTTCATCTGATAAGCATCGTTAATGTTGATAACATCGCCGCTTTTCTCATCCGGACAGGCGGCTCCATCAAAGCTATTTTCCGGATTTATCGGAGAAGGATTGATTTTGTCAATCAGAATGTTTTTAATATCCATAATTTTAATGTATTGGTTTGATTTTTAGTTTGTTATATCAGTAAAGATAAACGTTGAGAACAAGTTTTACAAACAGAAACTTCGCCATTTTTACGCCTTTTTACCGGAGGGTAAAACGGTCAGAAAACCACGTCGTACAGTTTCGTTAAAGACAGGCAGGTCCTCAGCTCTGACATACACCTCAGATTCATGGTTCAGGGTAAGATATGAACTGAAACCGAAACGTTCACATATCTCTTTACGTCTTTTCATGCCTTTGGAGCTCCACTTTATTTTGATTTTTTCCATAAATCTATTATTTGCTTGGATTCTGCATCACCGGATTCCGCACGGCGTTTTAGTTCGTTGTACCAGCTCAAAGAAGAATATCCTTCGGGTGGAGTGAATCTTCTGTTCTCTATCTCATTCTGGATTCTTTTTCGGTTTATAGCGTCCAGCTCATAATTCCTTTCCGGGCTGAACTCCTTGAAAAAGGCATTGCCAATTCTTCTGGCATCGAAAGAGGCGAATGAATTATCATATTTTCCAGCTTTGTAGCGTGCGAAAAACAACATCAACTCAGAAAGTTTGTAAGCCTTAACCTGTGAGGCAAAGGACTGGCAGAAGATTCTTATTCCGTCAGCAACTCCCTTTTCCTTGCTGTTGGAAGCCCCGAATATGCCGGACACCTGTATGTCAATCCAATATTCGGAGGAACCATGGCCGTAGAGCGCATCATACTGCATCAGCGAGGGACAGTCTGCCATATAAGCCTTTTCCGGATTCTGAAGGGTATATCCCCATTGAGTTGGTGAAAATACTCTTTCAACCTCAGAACGGTCTTTCCATTTGGTCAGCCAAGCCTTCTTCGAGGTCTCGCTTATGTTGTTGTAGCAAGCTAAGAGCGTAGGCGTTAGCTTCCTGCTTGCTTGTATAACAGCTCCTATTGTTCCCATTGTTTCGTTGTTTTTCAAGCTCAATTTTCAGCCATCTAGCAAAGTGTGATTTCGCATCCTTTGGTGCTTTCCTTACCTCTCCCTCGTTTTGAAGTTTCTCGAAAAAATGTTTTAAATACGTTTTGAACATATCTACCGTAAAATCCTTGTAACCGGAATTACGTGTATTCATCGTTACGATTTCACTCCAACTCATGTCCCTTGACAATTCCTCATAGCATTCGTCTAATTCTTTGCCTAAAATTTCGGGAGGGGGAAGATTTTCTTTATCTCTCGATAGAGAGATTTCTTTATTATTTCCTTTCCTTTTCTTTGTGGTGTTTTTGCATACATTAATGTCGGCAGTAAAAGGGTTATTGCATACATTAACCCCGCCATTGCAAACATTAACTGTATCGCTCGATACATCTCCATCGTCGGAAGAAAAAACTTCCTTGTTTTCGCAACCGCTAACTTTGATTAATAAGTATCTAAAATCATCCACAGATTTACGCCTTTTAGATATTTTGAAATATCGCTTTTGGATGCCCGCACTGGTAAGAACTCCCATCGAATCAAACAGGTCTTTGTCAAAGAAGCCCCATAAGACTAAACGGTTCATTATGCTGTCGAGCAATTCAGAAGACACTCCGGGCAGGTCTCTAAGGAGTTTGAATTTCAGCAGATCATTCCACAATATGAAATATCCATTTCGGTATATCGCACAAAGCAGCTTGATTACAACAATTTCTCCTTTAATCCCGAATTCCCCGGATATGGCTACAATCTTCTCATCATTAAAGAAATCAACGTCAAAAGGGAAATAATCCAATCCCATTTTATTAGGTCTTGCCATAGGCGTTTCCTTTACCCGAATTCAACCGGGGTTATTTCATACTCGACACGCGGTTCTTTCCGGTCAACGAATTTTTCAATCTCTATGTACACGCACTGACGGTCGTTTTTGATTGTTCCCGTCATTTGCAGACAGTCAAGCAGTATTTTCAGTGAGTTGTCCAAATCCGGCCGTTTGCTGTTATAATAGACTTTTGCCCTCAGTCTGAAATATCCCTCAATCATCCGTCCCCGTTCGGGGCATTGGATATAAAAATTCTTTTCGTATTCCTTGAGCACTTCCTGTTTTGCAAGCGAGGAATGTGTCTTTCGGGTCTTGGGATCAAAATGAGAAACAATCTTGTAACAATTGCTCTTTGATGGTATTTGTCCTCTTATGATATACATGATTATAATATTACGTTAGTTAATTGTTTGCCATTGCTCTTGATGCACCATTTGTCCTTTTCCGGTTGTTCTACCCTTAAATCCTCGACTTTCCCGAATGTCCTGATATTGCCACATAAGTCTATGACCCAGCCGTTCTTGCCGGGGCACGGACGAATGACACGTCCGACCATCTGATAATACAGTGAGAGTGACATGGTAGGTCTGCAAAGCACGACGGTGTCAAGTTCTGGATAGTCAAACCCTGTGGTAAGCACGCCGACATTGGCTACAACTTTTATTTTCCCGGCTTTGAATTCGGCAAGTATTCTCTCACGGTCAGATTTGGTGGTATCCGCGCTTACAACGGCGCTGTCAGGAATCTCCCGTGCAAGCATTTCAGCCTCGGCGGTGAACCGGGTGAAAACAAGCATGCCTTTACGTGCTCCCCCGACTTTGGGATGAAGCAATCGTTTCACTATGGAGATGAGATAGCCGTACAGATCCACACGCCGGAATTCATCAGACAGGCTTGCGTCGTCAAAATCAGCTCCGGAAGAGTTTCTCCTCACTTTGCTCAGGTCAATTCTCGTGACATCGTAATACTTCAACCGGGAAAGAAACCCTTTGGCAAGCAATTCGCTTACCTGGCAATAATACAGGACCTGGGAGAAGACACGCGGACGGGTACGGGTGAGAAACTTAAGCATACTTCCGTTCATGCAGGAATATAACCGGTATGGGGTGGCGGTAAGCCCTACAATCCTTCTTTCAGCCTGTTCGAAGAATCTCTTGTACATTCCGTCGCTCGGCTTGACAAGATGACATTCATCAATCAGAATGTTCTTGAAATGCTGGAAGTCCTTCATATGCCGGATGACACTGCCGATAGTGGCGAATGTGATGCGGCTGATCTCTTTCCGGCCCACTGACGCGGAATATATGCTGCAATCCCAAATTCCGTATGTTTGCAGCTTCGCAAAGTTCTGTTCCAATATTTCTTTATTAGGCTGGAATACAATCAGAGGCTCCTCAAGCCTCGCTGCTATATCCGCTATGATGAGTGATTTGCCCGCACCTGTCGGAAGTACCAAAAGACCGTTCCTGCCTGACTTCATCTTAAAACACATTACAGCGGCATCACTGGCTTTTTTTTGATAATCTCGTAATTGATATTTCATAGTCTGATAACTCCTTTATGAACTTTTTCGTGGCAAGAGGCGCATAAGGTGACAAGGCAGTCCAGATGTTCGAGTTCATGACCGACTATGGACATTCCGTTCACCTTATAGCGCATATGATGTACTTCCAGCGGATAGAGGGCGTTACAATGCCGGCATTTGTGTCCGTCCCTGATACGTATTTCCCTTGCAACCTTCTCCCAATATGGATTCCGTGTCAGGGAGAGCGCATACGCCGACTTGCGTCCCCTCTTATGCCATAGCCTGCTCATCAGTTTTCTTCTTCGTCAGAATCAACACATCCCAATGCATCGTTCAGATCATCTTCATTACCTAGCTCGTCGTCGCTGTCATCCGGAATCATGTCATGTTCGTTGTCAAAATCATCATCGTCAGGTTTCTCCACTGCCGGAAAATCCAGTCCGAACAGTTCCATCATGGCTGTGCGGTTTCTATCCTCCTGCGCCCACAGGGAAGATTTGTCGTAAGATGAAATCTTTTCAGCCTTGACCAGCAGAACACGGCCGTTTATTACCGAATAGAAAAGGTAGTAGCCGTTCAGGGCTATACGGAATGTCTTGGTTGGCGGCAGCTTCTTTTCCTTTGTGCCTTCCGTCACCTTGGCGGCATAATCCTTGATCTGTCTGCTAACCGAATTAAGAGCCTCCTCAGCGTCCGCCTTCAGTCGTTTGGCCTCTAACTTTGCACTCAGCAGTTCTGCCTCGGCACTTGGCAGCTCTTTCTCTACGAGCTCACAATACTTCTTTCTGATCTCGTCTTTTTCAAAATTATCCATATATCTCATTGCCAGTTCATTCTCCGGGAACATGACATTGAAATGCTCGTTGACAGCCTTGATGATCTCCTTCTCGTTTTCAGCATTTCCGAATGTCAGTTCAAGAGGGAATGTGTCTTTTACAACTTCCGGCAGGACAAATTGCAGTTCCTCCGGTTCATAATCGTTTGTAATCATAATTATATTTTAATTTGTTATTATTAATATCTGCCTTCATACTCGGCTACAAAGGCGGAATAGTACTTATCGGTAGGCAAGGGGAGTATGATGCCAAAATCATTGTTGACATCAGCCTTCACGCTTTCCATGAAGTTTGTCATTTCCAAGGTATTCAGCTTGCTTGTGCCACGGGATATGGTTTCGGTCTTTCCACCTATGGTCACCTGTTTGCTCAGAAATTTCTTGCAGTAGAGATCATGTATGTCCTGCACACCGTCAGCGGTGCTCCAATATTCCTCTCCTGTGTATTCCCTGAAACAGGCCCCGATACATCGGAACCATTGCCACATGAGGGCATTCTGGTTGAGGGTACGGGGCTTGGTCTTGCGTTTGATGGTGAGGGTATATTCCCCATTTCTCAGCAGGCTTAGCATGAACTCAAACGGTTTGTCAAGAGTTGCTTTACCGTCTTTCTTTATAATAGTGGCTTCCATCAGCAGGGCAACTCATCATCGGAACTGGCATGTTGTGTCTGCTGCTTGACAGTTACCATTTCCATGCTTTCTGCAAATATCTCAACGACAGTATGCCTGACACCGTTCTTGTCTTCAAACGACCGGCTTCTGATTTCGCCTTCGACATATACCTTATCCCCTTTATGAAGATACTTCTTGGCTGTTTCGGCAATACCACGCCATACTACGATATTATGCCATTCGGTACGTTCGGGAATTTGTGTGCCATTTGGCAAAGTCTGTGCGCGCTTGGTCGTGGCAAGAGAGAACTGGCCGACGGCGACACCGCCCTCAAGATATCTGACATCGGGATCCTTTCCGAGATGTCCTAACAGGATTGCTTTATTCACACTCATTTTCTTTCTCCTTTCTTATGGTTATACGAATAGATGCTTTTTTTTCGACAGATTTCAGATACTTTGAATACAAATCCGGATAGTCAGTCTGGAATGCCTTGGTGTCGAATGACTTGCCTGTTGTGGCGGGAGTGACGGAAGCACGCAGTCGTCCGGCATCCCATACATTCACCCCATTCTCTATCATGGCGTTTTTCAGTCCTTCCTTCATCTGTTCGCTCTGTTCCTTGGCAAAATCCAGCTCTTCTTGGATATCAATAAGCATTTGTACAGCCGCCGCAGTCATCAACTGCAGGTTTCCGGCAGGTGTTATTTCTGTGGAAAGGTATTTCTCACCCTTCACTTCGCATTCCATGAGGCGCATTACTTCTTCATCAGACCTGCGCTCAACAGGAATAAGCTCGGACTTGTCTCCACGGAGCCAGACCCCGTACAGGTTTCTGACTTTCAGTCCGGGATTCTGCCTCTCAAAGAGGTATGCGTATATGGACAACTGCCAGCTAAGGGATTCTTTGTCTATCCGGTAAGTGGTTTTGATATCCGCCAGGCTGATCTCACCTTCCTTTTCCCATACACAGTCGATGTTGGATGCGAAGTACTCCTCATCGGATACTGTGTATTCGTTGGCCAGCGCGTCATATCCGGCATTCATGCGCTCACGTAAATAGTTCTCCGCCTCGATGCTTTCAGGTTCGAACCCTGTCGAGTCCACAAACTCGCATTGTGAATGGATACGGCTGCCCTTGTCGGCCGCACGCCTCATCACATGGTCGGGAACGCCTTTGTACTTGTCGGGAAACAACTGCCGGCTGATCATACCGGTAATTCCCCGGAGCTGTTTCTCTCCAAGAAAATAGGTGTGGTTCTCTTCATTGAAAACCACAGGGGACTTTACTAATTTTATCATTTCTTTTCAGGATATTTTTTGCCCATTTCAATACAGGCGTTACGAAACTCGTTATTGTTCTGCATGACTGTGTATCTTTTCCAGACAGACAGGACCTGCGCCCGTGACTTGCAGGCATTCATCTCATCAACTGCCTGTTTCAGTTGCGCACCGGTAAAAGCGGCAGGAGTCTGTGCCGGATTTTTAGGCACGGTTCTGGCAGGTGCCTGTTCTTTCACTTTCTCTTTCACTTCACCGAAAACATATCTTACGTCACCTCTGCCGTCAACAATCACCAGTTTGGAGATTTCACGCTGCTGGTTGTATTCAATCGACTGTACGTTGAACTTGGTATTTGTTCCAAAACTCTTGGAGCCATTGTAGCCGGTTTTTTCATATACTTCCGAGGAATCCAACGTTATCCAGATGAAGGGAGCCGTGTAAAGCTCACGACCGATTCCCCAGTTGAAAGCGGCGCGTTTGAAGGCATCGGACGCCTGTCCTTTTTCCTTCTCGGTATTGGACTCCGTACCCACATCCTGTTTGTTTACCCATACGCCTTTATCAGCGTCCCAGACAGATATCGTGCAGAACAGGTTTCCGTTTATCAGTTCGTGGCTACGCTGCCAGTTGTTTGGACCATAGACCTCATCCAGCATACGCATATCAACACGGGCATCTTTATAGAGCAGGAGGGAACAGCCGTTCTGCTTCATCGTGCCGACTCTGCATTCAATCTCGGAAGCCAATAATGTTCTGATTTGACTTCCTTGTGCTTTTTCTTCTTTTTTAGCAGCCATAATTTAATTTTATTGGTTTGACTTTTAGTTGTTTATATCTATAAAGTTATCTTTTGTTGACAAGTTTGGCAAACAGAATCTTCGCCATTTTATCGCCATTTTCCCAAAGAATTAGGAGAATGGAAAAGCCAAAGAATACAATTTTACTCTCCAGCTTCCCGTTCCTGATGATGAACTTGGATAGCAACCCCGAAGAGGGATTCTTTGGGGTATATAATACAATCAGCCAATATGCTGATACAATTTATAATTCTAATAGCATGTTTGTAAACCGGTAAAAAGGTGCACTATCTTCACAGACCATGCACCGAAATCACAAACATAAAATAAATGCGACAAAACTACTAGTCAGACCTTCACAGGTTCATGGTGGAGAAACCCGGATTCGAACCGGGATGAGTTGCCAGGTCCGCCACATCCAAGGTTGGCCGTCCTGTCATCTAATGGTGCGTCTGCCTATTCCGCCATTTCTCCGTTTTGCCACCGTACCGCTGTACGGTGGACTTTTCTCATCTTAATCTATTATTATGAAAAATACAATTATCCTCACGGACGTCACGCATGAGGGTATCGAACCCTCCCCGACGAAGATCAGTCTTCCGAACTCTTGGGAAACCCGGTTGTTTTATGCGTGTTATAGCCACCCCATCCCGTGAGGTGGCCCACATTAAGTTTCATTTATGTGATTCGAAATTCACCCTCACGGGCTTTGTTCCCGGATAGTCGGTCAGGACACACCGGGATAAATGAAGATATAGAATATAACATATAAAAGAGGGCTTCCACCTCACGCTGTCCTTTCCAGCGGCTTTGGGTTATTATTATCTAACAAATTGTTCTCTGCTTCACTGCCTTGAAGTCTCTAACATGGCTACGTTTATACGGGTAGGTACGGCTCCCGCTCTTCAGGTAAAAATATGCAATTGCATCGTGGACGATACGGGACTTGAACCCGCGACCCTCAGCTTGGGAAGCTGATGCTCTGCCTCTGAGCTAATCGTCCATGCGCCCGGACACTTCCGGGCTTGATTGATTAATTAGTATTCAATATGATTGAAAGGTTCACCCTCACGGGCTACTGGTGCGGACGGGCGGACTCGAACCGCCGACCTCACGGAAAACCATGCGCTCTGCCTGACTGAGCTACATCCGCTTTGCCCGGACGCTTCCGGGCTGATAACAAGCAACCAGGATCAATCCTCACGGATCAACTTCTTTATATACCTGACCATATAACCGGGCATCATTCTTTCCCAAAGGAAAACTGTACATATTGAATATACCAGCCCGATCACATTCAGATAAGTTATATGACCTTCATTATCCAGAGTGAAAGTCATCAGAGTGGGAACAGCCAGCAGGCTGATCCACATAATGAATAGTATTTTTTTCATTCTTGTTTCTTTTTTCCGGTTTTTCCAGTCTTTCTCATATTCCTGCAATGCATTAGTACTTGTGCGGCATTGCAGAACCATTTTCCGTTCTGCGAGTTTCTCGGCTTGACAGCCTCTATCTTGCCTGATTCGATCAGACGTTCCAGTTTTTTCTTTCCGCCTACTATTGCGGCTGCCTTTGTCTGTCCGAAATATTCTCCGGACATCACACGCATGATGTTATCCAGAAGGATATCTGCGGTATTGTCCATAAGCATAGTTGTCCTTACCTTGCTGTTGCATAGAAAAATCATATCACTGGGTTCTGGTTACTGTCACCGTTTTCTTTTCGATATTGGTTTTCGCGGACCATTTGTATCCGTTCGCACGTTCCACAGCCAGATTGGCACCATAAATCGTGCTGCCGATTGATCTGGCCTGACTTAAAGGGAATACCTCACATTCACCGACCGCCATTTTGCGGAGTGTCGGAACGATTTCTTTTTTTTCTGTTGTTTCTGTCATGATTGAAAAAAATTATAGTAATAGTTCTCCCGAGCCGATCCGGTCGGCGGCATCACGCCTTTTTCGGGAGATTTACTTAACTTTGTGGTGTCTAATCAAAAAATTAAGTGGTTATGGAAAAATATGAAATTGAAGAACGTCTTCACAAAGTATTTAAAAACTCACTTGATATGAAAGCCCAATGGATTTTCAAGATACAGAGTACAATACTCATGGTATCTTCAACAATCTTCGCTGTTATGGTTTCTTTAGCCAACGTTTCAAATGGCAGTCTTTGCAATCGTGTCCTCTTGGCATCCGCAATTTTATTAAATTCGGTATGTATCCTTTTCGCAAGCATATCTTTATTCGAGAATCGAGCCATGAGCAATGCATTGTCTCGCATTTCCTATAATAAAATAGTGGAATATAGAATGGGAATCCTTGGAATTGATTCTTCTTCCTCGAAGCAATACGTTGAGCGTAAGCCCATCTTCGCATTTTGTGAAAAAGCGTCTTACGTTTCATTTCTGTTATTTGTTTTAGCTTTGACAGCATGCGCCATATACAAGATTTGTTATACATAATTCAAATCTTAATTAGAGGTGACGGGCGGACTCGAACCGCCGGCCTCATGGGAACCATGTGCTCTGCCTGACTGAGCTACATCACCTGTTATATATCGTAAATTGAAATCCATGTTTCAACGGCCCTTACAGGTCTAGCTGATTATTTTTACAACGACACGAGTCTGACCCTTACTCACAGCATTATGTCGTTGGCAGATTATGCTTACTCCCGTAGTCCGGTTTGTGCAGGAGGAAATCTGCGAACTCCTAAATTCCAAGATGTCAAAGAACTCTTCTCTGTGTGTTCCCGGTCGCCCACCCAAGAGCATGCCGGGTGGCGGTTGCCCGCCGGTGGTTTGGTTTGACTTCGGTGAGGTTACGGCTTCTGTACAAGAGAATCTTTCAAGATGCCTGCTGTAATTGCTATGGATTCAAGGGCAGCCTCAAGAACTTTGCATCTTTTTTCTGCCTCAGTCCAGAATTTTGCATTCTGGTCGCTTTGAAATTTCAGCTCCTTGTTTTGGGCTTCAAGTTCTTCAATTCGTTTTCTTAATTCTTCTTCCATGATGATTGATATTTGATTGGTATGATTGAATTATCTGGTTGCATATCCATTGGCCATGTCACCTGTCGGGTTGGCGTACAGGCTTTTCATCGTGAGTCCTGATTTTGGCAGGCGGGGCTTGATGTTCTGTGAGTAGTTATAGTCCTCCATGGCAAGAATGGCATCTATCCAAGCCTGTCGTAAGGCTGATTTCAAAGTATATCCCTTATAAACTTTCATGAACGCCCATGCCCTCTGCATGATGGCTTTGCGGTTATATTTGCCATCCACAACTAACCTATAGTCGCGTTTTCTTGCGCAACTTTTATTACTATTCGATTGGATATGTGAACTATTATTCATATATTTGTTTATTGATTAATTGGTATTGCAAATATAACGCAAATGCGATAGTTTGCAAAATGAAAACTTGAATTATTAGCGCATTTGCGTTTTATTAACATTTAATTGAATTGGTATGATTGAAAACACAAGCTCTATTAATAGCAGAATTAGGGAAATTATAAATATTACTCACGTCACAGATAACGCTTTTGCGAAAAAAATCGGTGTTACACAGTCTGTAATAGCATCCATGTTTCAACGTGGTACAGAACCTTCGGCTAAAATCCTCACTGCAATTCTATCTACGTTTACTGACATATCAGCAGAATGGTTGCTTCGTGGTAAAGGAACTATGTTACTTTCGGATGTAGAGCATGAACGGAATATCATACCTGACTCTAACATGGAACGGATGAACCGACTTGTAGATACGATTGCGACTCTACAAGGTGCACTCAACGAGAAAGATAAAACAATAAAGTTGCTTGAAGAAAAGGTAAAGCGCTTGGAAACTGAGTTGGCAATGGTTAAGAATGAACGAAAAATTGGTTAGATATGTGGAGCTTTATTATTTTATTAGTTGTATTTCTAGTTTTGAGGTTTAAATATAAGATTATTGATATACTAAAATCTAAATTTCTTATAGAGATTAATACAATGACAATTTATACTGTCGTGTCTATTGTTGTTGCAATAATTGCTCTTAATATTGTTAATGGTAGATATTTAAAAAGTAATCAATATATAGTAAATGATCAAATCGAAAAAACAGAACCTGAAAAGAAACGAGGTGAAAAATACTATATAGTAAATGAAGATACGATTGCTGAATTTCTCTCTATGGATGGAACATCTTCTAATATATGGACTAAAAAAGCATATTCAAAGTCTGAAAAAGATAAGGTAGATAAAATAATAGAGCATCTTTTGCCTGGATATATATCTATGACTCATTTCTTGTTTACCGAAAAACATAGTGATAATATAGACAACCAAAACTATTACGGATATTACAATAACGGCGTACTGACTGTAAGGAAATCAATGGCTGAAAAAAAAGAGGATTTAAGATTTGATATGCAAAATGAAATTTCAGGTACAGGTATTGAGTTTGTAACTGTGTTCCTCGCTAAAATGGAAAATTTCTCTAAAAAAATAGATGATTACGATGACAACAATAAAACGCTTAGAAAAGAACTTATAAAATTTCAATCTAAAAACTTCCCGAAAGCTCGAAAAGAGTACTTTAAAAACGCGAAAGAACAATTATGGGAAAAAAATATAGACGTAAAGTTAAATGGGAGAAATATTACTTTTATCGGGTATATGTTTGTTGATAATAAAGTGAAAAAAGATACTTATGAAAAAATTATTGACGAATTAACGAAATTGAGATTTAAACGTGTTTCATTCCAATGGTATGATGGATCTGAAACAACATATTGGAACATAGATTCAAAAAATGATAATGAGATATGAAGTCGAAAAGTTTTTGAAAAGATATGCAGGTTGTAATCTGCTGTACGTTAAATTATAAAACATCTTCACGAAAGTCAAATAGAATATAATGATAGCACGTAATAGAATATGGGAGGAATTAAAGCAAGCTAAAGCCAACATACTTGGATTACAAAAGTATACTGATAAACAACGCTCATATAATAGATGGTATAATGGCATATTGGCCTTTACTGCTTCTGTTGGAGCATTAGGATATAGTATCAATGAAATTATCCCATTTATTACATCCATAATAATTGGGATTACCTCAATTGCTAAATCAATATTGCCAAACTTTTTGCAAAGTGCTCAAGATTTATCGGAGCTAGATGTTTTGTCTGATTTTTATGTACGTTATATGAATTCGTTAGAGAAAATATGGTATGATAATGAGAACAACTATGCAGATGAAAAGGAAACGATGGATCGTTTTTTTGAGCTTAAAGAAACTGAATGTGATAAAGAATCTGCATATAATAGGGGAGTAAGAAATATCTCGAAGAAGATGCAACGGGAGATTGATGCTGAAGCGGAGGAATATATAAACAGGGTTTATTTTGAAAAAACAGAATAGTAAAATATATAATTATGGCAAAAAATGGAATAGTAAAAACTACTAGAGGCGGCAACAATGCCAAAAGCAATAAAAGTTCAGGGAAAATGGATTCAGAGCAAAGAACTTATTCAATTCCTAGCTCATCTAAAGCACCTCCTCCTCCAAAACCTAAAAAATAAACCTTTTAAATATTATAATTATGGGAAATGATAAATTGATAGAAAAAAGTATACCGAGTACGGCTTCAACACCTCCTCCACCTAGGAGAGAGGAAAGAGAAATACCTAGTACACCTAAAACTCCTCCGCCAATAAAATCAAATAACAACAAGAAATAG